TATGGCAAAAGCCAGAGATTCACAGCAAGTGACAACGCAAGGGTTGCGCTTAAATAGATACCACAAGGTACGCCGTGGTGCTTTCCTTGGAATTGAAGGGGAAACAGTATGAAGGTAGTTTTCTACGACAGAGATGGAAAAATGAAAAAAAGCCCATCTACTGGTGATAAAATTGGTTTGGGTTTAGTTGGAGCTTCTGGTGTAGCTGCATATGCTGCAAACAAAAAATCAAAGCCAAAATCAAAAGGTTTAAAAACGCCAACTGCTAAATCAATAAAAAAAATTGATTCACGGTTAGCGAATACACATAGTCGGTACAGCGCAGCTGCCAACAAAGTTGCTATGGAATCTGGCAAAACTAAACCGACACTTGGTTACAATCCTAAAACCGGAACAATGACTAAGGAACCAATGTTTGATGCAAAGCGATTTAATCAAATAAATAAATCTTTCACGAGTGGTAAGCCTCAAACAAAAAGTGTGCCGGATGTCAGATCCGCACAATTAGGAAATCGTATGAGGCGTGTTGACGCCGCTATGGATAAGCCAAAAAACAAAGCTATTAGAACTATGGGAAAGATCCTGAACGCTACAAGAGCAGCTTCTGTAGTTGGGGCTGTTTCTTATGCGGCATCTTCAACACCAGTTGGTGACGCAACGATGGATGGCAAGAAGTACAAAAACTACAAAATGACACTCAATAAGTAGGCATGAATGGCACTTTTACGGCAGTTCTACACAAACTTTACATCAGGAGAGTTGTCGCCATTACTTAGTTCCAGAATTGACTCTGAAGCTTACAAGAATGGCGGCAAAACGCTGACCAATGTACGCTTGAGAGCGCAGGGTGGAATAACACGCCGTCCTGGACTACGTTACTTGCAAACCCTCACAAGCACGACGTATCAAAGTGAGCCGTACATCTATGATGAAGATGAAGCTTATTTGCTGTTATTTAGCGATACAAAGCTTGAGATAGTAGATGTTGCTAATCCTACAGTAATACTTCAAACCATAACCAGTTGCCCTTGGCTTACTGCACATATAGGCAGTATCGTTGTATCACAATCTGGCGATACAATGATTATTGTAAATCCTAATTTTCCAATCAAAAAACTAACTAGAACAAGCGCAACTAATTTTAGTCTAACAGACTATGCGTTTGATACGGCTAGTGGCATGCGGTTTCAGCCTTATCATAAGTTTGCTGCTGCATCGACAACCATTAACCCAAGCGGAACATCTGGTTCAGTGAATTTGGTTGCAAATGCTTCTGTATTTACTGCTGATTATGTCGGTTTATATATTAGGCTCGTTGATAGTGCGAATAATGTACGCCATGCAAGAATTACATCTTATAGCAGTGCGACAACAGTAGTGGCTACTTTATCTGGCGCTCTTGCCAATGCTAATGCCACTGACAAGTGGTCTGAGCCTGTGTTTAGTCCTGTTCATGGTTTTCCTAGATCAGTTACATTCCACGATCAGCGTCTTATATTCGGCGGCAGCCGTGATCTACCTAACTTTTTATTTATGTCAAAGTCAGGTGAGTTTTTCAATTTCGATATAGGCACAGGTTTGGATGATGAATCAATCCAAGTTCAAATAGCTGAAAACCAAATATCAGAAATCAAAGCATTATCATCTTTCCGGCATTTGTCTGTATTTACATCTGAACAAGAATTGTTTGTTCCTACTTCTGAAAACAAACCATTATCGCCAAGCACAATTACAGTAAGGCGGCAAACATCATTTGGCAGTTCCGGTGTTCAGCCAAAAGATTTTGATGGGGCTACTTTGTTTCTTACAAAGTCAAAAGGTGCAGTTAGAGAGTTTATCTATTCTGATCTATCTCAAGGCTACAATTCTGATGCGATAACACTTTTATCACAGCATCTAATTGGCACACCTACAGATATGGAGACTCAAGCAGAGTCATCTGACCAGCTGGAAAGCTATATGTATTTGGTAAATACAGACGGTCATATTCCAATATTTATGTCTATACGCAAAGAAAAGCTTGCTGGCTGGGCGCAATATCAAACCAATGGTTCATTCAAAAACATTAGCAATGTTAATCGTGAAATGTACTGCGTTGTTGAGAGAACAATAAATGGTTCTACGGTTACGTCATTAGAGCTTTTTGATAATACTTACCATACTGATATGGGCGCAAAACTATCAGGATCTGCGTCTACAACTTGGCAAGTAGCGCATCTTCCAAACACAGCAGTAGTGGTTAAGTCGGGTAATTATTCGCTTGGAACATTTACCACAGACGGCTCTGGCAATCTCACTCTCAACGATAGTGTAACATCTGTTGAGATTGGATTGTCTTATACACCAACCGTTACAACGCTGCCCCCAGAGTATCAATTAGCTGATGGTGTGTCTGTTGGACAGAAACGCAGGATTGTTCGTGCTGTGCTGGATCTATTTGAAACACTAGATGTGAAAGCCAAAGGAACCAAAATTCTGATAAGAAATGTAACTGAAGACTTTTCTCAGGAGCCGACCCCAGTAACGGCAAGAAAGGAAGTCTACATGCTTGGATGGGGAAACGAAGGCACGGTTACGATTACACAAGATGAGCCACTACCGTTTTCATTGAACGGTATATTGTTAGAGGTAGAGGTCTAATGGGACAGACACTTGCGCTAGTAATGGATTTTAAAGGCATGCAAGCTCAAAAAGCTGCGGCTGCTGCTGAACAACAGCAATTTGAACTTCAAGGCAAAATGGAAGAAATCAGTACGGCTCAAGACAATGTAGATCGTACCAGAGCTTTATATGAACAATTGTCTTCTTTGAATAATCAGTTTGCATCATCTGGTGTAACTGGTGCTGGTGCTACCAGAGCCAACTTTGCTCGTGGTGAACGTAAAATGGCGAGTAGAGATATATCTTCTCGTAAACTGATGGGTCAGAGCCAGCGTAGACAATATCAGCTAGGAGCCTTTGGATCGAAGATGAAGGGCAAGGCTGCTCAGTATGAGTTCTATGGCAAGGCGGCTAAGTTTGGTCAAAAGTCATATAACTCAGGAAAAGGTGTTGGGAGTAATGCTACTGGGAGTTATTTGATCTAATGGCGTACAAACCCACAAGACAAAGACAGGTAAGGATACGCCCAGGATCAGTCATACCTATGAGTGGTCTAAACGCTCTTGGTCAATCTTTCAACTCGATTGCTGACTCTATCCGATCTGTTGATGATGAGATTGAAAGGAACCAGTTAAGCACAGCCCTAACTGAAGCCGAGAGGCTTGGTAAAGCAAAGGGTGCTGTTTATGAAACAGATCAAGATGGATCTAAGACTTTAAAGCCATTTGTACCTCTTACATACGCAGATATGGCTGACACAGCTGGTCTTCGAGGTCAAAGCATAAGGGCTGCTCAAGAAACGTTGAATGAAGCGGCAAGAACCACTTATCAATCAGCTGTATTAAACAGGGCTATTGCTGAGTCAGATCAGGCATATAGAAAAAATCCAAGTAATCCTGCTGCCCTTGATGAAAATAAAAAGTCATTTCTAGAGACAATACGCAGAGAAAATGCAGGAAACATTGATCTAATTGATGAGATCGATGTTGAGCTTGAAAAGGTTTTTGCTGGCGATAGAAACATTGCATTAGGCAACCAAACAAAACTGCAACGTGACGCTAGTGTAAAAGAGATTAAAGCCAGTCTTGGCAATATTACAGAAACACAAGCCAAGATTGTTGGAAGCGGTGCTTTGAGTGGGCCAACGGCACAAAGAGCTACAGCTGAGATTGGTCAGTTAGATGCAAAACGTGAGAAGTTATATTCTGCATTAAAGACTTACGGCATACCTCAAAACACTATTGAAGAATTTGAGAACAACCATAAGTCCGGTGTGCAGGCTCGTGTATCTGAAAACACAGTACAAGCTCTCTATGAGAGTGAAGGCCGGGAAGCTGCTTATTCTTTGATCCAAGACATGGGCGTTCAATTGCGTGAATCAGATGACCTTGACGGTGAGATGATTACAACTGCAATGACAGCTAGGTTTGACTTCCTTGAGAAGCAAGCAAGTCTGCGTGACTCAGAAACAAACAAAAGGCAGAACACTAACTATGCTGAAGGTCTGCTTGGAATTATAAATGGTAATATTAAAGATGCTACTCAATTGCCTACAGACGTTTCGCCTATGCAACAGGGGACTCTTTTACAAGCTCTTGCTAATGGACAAACAGCTAAAACAGCTAAGATAGAAGCGCAAAGAAATCAAAACTTTGAAGATTTAATGGCTTCTTATAAACAGCCAGAAGTCTTTGGTGAAACTAGAGCCAATCTCCATTCTAGTTTTTTCAAAGGATATGCAACTGGTGATTTTGATCGTGGTCAGTTAGTTGAGTTTATTGAGCTTGAAAAACAAATTATGATCGATGGCATGAAGTCAGCATCTGGTCGTCAGATGGACATGATTCTCATGAATATGGATAAAAATAATCCATACCATTCGCCTCAGACTTTTGTTGATATGCAAGCAGACCTTGTAAATCGTGGGATTATAGGTTCTGACGAAGGTGCTGTAATGACAATCGGTGATTGGCAAGGAAGGGTTGCCTCTTATCGTGAAGCTTACAGAAAACACAGAGGTCAGGTTTCTGCACAGGTTGCGGTGAGAAACAAAATGGACTCACTACAGCCAATGAACGCAAGTGATATGGCACATCTTGAAGCTACGAATCAAATACCAATGACATTGCCAAACGGTCAGCCGCTAGATGTCTTCAGCGAAGACCCCACTACTGCCAGATCCAGTGCTGATACAGCAATCGCATGGTCAGTGCATCATCTTGGCATGCACCCAGCACTTGAGTCGTTTCTAAAAGGTTCTGTATGGGCAGGAGATGCTACATCAGTAAAGCGTACCGTAGAGTTACATAGCCAGCTGCAACGATCAATGATGCGTAAGTTTAATATGAACCATATGCAAGTGGGCAGATTAATGAATGAAATGGGTATCGATACAAGCGTATTGAACTCTAATACACGGTTTATGGGTACAGACCAGATCATTGCATTATCGAATAGAACTCAGACTAACCAAGCTAGACTATCTACGAGCATCATTCCGAAAGAAGGTGGTGAGCAATTAGACAGACCTCAGCTGTTTAAACGTATGATGAGTGAGATTGATAATGTTGATGGTGAACTTAGTGACATACTGCTTCGTGGCATAACTCACACTTACTTCCCGATAATGGATATCGTAGGTAATGATGGCCGACCCATAAGGCCAGAGTTCATTAAGATGTATGAGGACTTTGAAGCTGACGGCATGACAATGAGTGATGTTATCGCCAGAGATGGTAGGGCAGTAAATCTTATAATGGATTTAGCAGAAGCTGACGTAGCCGCTGGTAAATACGCATCTGATTACAACGGCCTTGCTACATCAGTCAGCAATACACTTGTTCGCCTTATGGATGACATTGGCTTACAGCGTAATGTTGATGGTGATGTTGAATTGGTCATGCACCCCATACAAAAAGAAGCACAGAAAACAGCTGCTGGTTTTAGTAATGTCTTTATTACACAAGATGACATCAATGAAGATGTAACTCGTATATTCAGGTCAAATCCAAGTCTTGTTCCTGATAAGCGTAGCCTTGTTTCAAAAGCTATCGCAGAGGGAAAGTATATCTTTCAGCCTAATGCGGTGTTTGGTCGTAGACCTACATATACAGTATCTGTTCAAACAGATGACGGTCAGATTCTAAAGTTATTGCCTAGCTATTCATATAACTTCCAAACCTCACGGCAGTATGAAGCCTATAATCAGGCATTGGAAAAAATACAGAACAATGATCTGAAGAACTTTATGGCTAGTTTGCCATTATTGGATGATACCGTAATGGAGGCTACATACAATGCTATGAATGAACATGGCCGATCTGAACAATTTTTTGCGTCAGTAAAAAGAGCTTATAACAAGGCTGGGTATGCTTTATTTGATGACTTTAACCCAGCAACTATAGAGCCTGACGATGCCGCACTATTCAGAAACTACATACTAACACTTGGTATAAGCGGTGCTATGTAATGGCTGAAACAACCAATCTAGCAGAGTTTATATCAGCCGATGACCTAGCACCTACACCTGTCTTTGCATTTAACCCAGAAGGTGCGATGTCATCTAGGATCTGGTCTGCGGCATACAGGCAGCACAATCTATTCAGTGCTGTCGCAGAAACAATCAATGACTCATGGCAGGGCAGTTATGAAGAAGATCCTGACTATGATCCGTTTCGTGATTCACAGCTAAAAGCGCATAAAGGTATAATGCACAAGTTTCTTACCAGTGGTAGCAGGGACGAGACTTACAGACGTTTGCAAAAATACCATGAAGACATGGAGGATCTGGCTCTGCTTGGCATGACACCAAGCTCAACAATGGCAGAGTTTGTCAATATGGTTGCTGACCCAGCTATACTAGCACCTCTTGCTCCAGCCAAGGTTTTAACAACGCCATCTAAGTTCAAAAGATTTATGTATGGCGGTGCTTTCTCAGCAGCAATAGTTGCGCCTAGTGAGATTATAAAACAAAGCCAACTAGAAGGGCATACGCTAGGTCACACGGCTGTTGCGTTAGCCAGTGCTACATTGATAGGTGGCACACTTACAGCTGCTCTGGGACGCCCTATGGCTCCAATAATGACGCATACAGATAAGCAGATATATCGCTCTGCTGGTGCTAGTGTTAGCCCAGAAAAATCAAGAGAAGCAGCCTTTGCTACAATGGAAGGTGATGCTCTTGCTGAAACTGGCATTGGCATAGAAAAAATGCCTTGGAACCCTGTGACAAGACTGACGCAAAGTCCTTTGCCGTTTTCTCGTATGCTACCTGACCGCATGGTTGATATGGGCGGCATGCAAAAGAAAAAGGTCAAGGCTGGCGAGGAAATGGATCAGTCAGTAGAAGCTACATTTAGAACGACATATCTTGGTCGTTTAGTAGATGCGCTTAGAGCTTCTGATGAAGCGTATCTTTCTTACAGAGGTAAGGTTGCCAAAGATGGCGATATATCTCGCTCATTTCAAATGATGGGTGCGGCTATGACAAAGCCAAAAGGCATGCTGTCAGAAGCCGAGTTTCGTATCAGAGTTGGTAAAGGTCTTAAAAACGGTGATGTTGATGAGATCACAGATATTGCGACGCCGCATGTAAACTCAGCAATCAAATCATATAGAAAGCAATTTGATTTTATTAAGGATCAAGCTGAGTCAGTCGATCTATTTAGACGCCAGTTAAATGCAAAACTT